TCATTGTGCCAATGCTAGTAAGAAAACTTTCAACGCCATTTTTAAATCCCTGTCCTACATCAGCAGCATTTAATTCATCTATTGAACGTTTTAATGCACGTGTCGCTTCCGCTGCTTGCAATGCTTTATCCAATTGCTTATCTAAATCTTGAATGCGTTGGTCTGCTTCTTTTCCTGTAATTCCTTCTTTTGCTAAATTATCTTGAAGCGTTAAACCTTTTTGTTCGTATCTTTGCCTTATTGCAAGATCTTGTAATTCAGATTCTAACGCACGCGGATCGCGGCGATAACGCAGTTTTAAATTTGCAATCGTTAATTCTAGCTGTTCAGCGTCGCCAAGCATTTGGATCTCTTTATCTAATTGAGTTAAATAATTTTCTTTATTTTCTTTGCGGGTTTTTTCAGTTTTCAAGAAATCACTATTTATAGATTGTTCTTTATTTTTTAAATCTAAAATTAATTTTTGATTGTCGCTAAGACCTTCGTTCTCAACATTTTGCAATTCTAAATTTCTTGCTGTTGCGTCTTCTATGGTCTTTGCTTTTTCTTTTGCATTAACGTATTTAAGCGTAAGATTTATTCTATCTTTTTCGTTTTCAAAAAATACAATATCTAGCTGGTTGCGTAAAATTAATTTATCAATTTCTAGTTCATTTGTTTTAGTGCGTTGCAAGTCAAATGCGGCGGATTCTGCTTTTAATGAATTAATTGATTCTAACGCATGTATTTGCCTAGCATCTGCTTCTTTTTGATTTTTATTCGCTATTTGTTTATAGTTGTTTTCTGCTTGCCTGCGTTTTTCTTCATCGCCACCGCCACCGCCACCGCCACCCTGCCGGACTTGATTGGCTAAATCAGCCATTCTTTGATTGACAGTGCCAGCAGATGGCGCCCTTAATTGCGGTTGCCGTGGCGTTTTTAATCGCTCAGGTACTGGTGGGCCAATAAAGCCAGTTTTAGGATCAAACAATATTTCAGATTGTGGGGTTGATGGGCCAGGTGTTCGCAAATATCCGCCTGATATAAAACTACCTTCTGCCCCTTCAAATCGAGGCACATTTTTTACAAAATTTTTAAACTCTGGAGATTGAGATAATTTTATAAATTCTGTTATTTTTGTAACCATTTGCGTAATAGCCGGCAAAAATATTTTGCCCATTGTGGCGCTCAGGTCTTTTGTCGCATTGTCAAATTGCTTAAACGGATCTTTTGCTTCTTTTGCTGCTTTCGCCGCTGCGCTTAATTTTTTTTCTTGATTATCTAGAAAATCATTAAACCGCCCCATGTTCGGGCCCGTTAATTTTAATATCGCATTAAAGCCATCAATATCTCCAAACAATATGCTAAGTGCTTCTGCACTGCCATCTGTTTTATCAGTTGCATCTTTTAAAAATCCTGCCCAACCTTTAGTTTGTATTGCGGCAAGGCTAAACTCTAAACCTATTTTTTTTGCTAATTCACGCGCTTGATCAGTTGGTTTTATTACATTAATTAATGCTTGACGTAAACCAGACATTGCCGTTTCGGCAGGCACACCAGTTGCTGTAATAGCAGCAACAGATGCATTCATTTCTTCTACTGATAATCCAGCCGCCGCCGCAACAGATGCTACTTTTGCAATCTGATCTGCGTATTGACTTACAACTATTTTGCCATCATTTTGCGTTTGTATCATTCCATCTACAATTTGAGTTGCATTATCAGCACTTAACGAAAATGAATTTAAAATTGTTGTTGTTGCATCAGCAACAGTTTTAATGTCGCTGAATCCACCTGTAGCGCCTAGTGTGCTAGCTTTTAATATGCTTAAAACATCAGACTGTTTAGTGTAGCCAGAACTTAAAATTTCATAAGCTGCACTTGCTGCCTCAGCCGAACTTGTTAAAAATCCTTGCTCTGATACTAATGATCTAATTGCACTTGTAAGCCCAGATGATTGCACTGTTAATGTTGCCAGCTTACGTTGCTGATCATCTAATTCTTTTGCTGCATCAAATGATGCTTTACCTACTGTCCCAGTTACGGCTAAACCAGCGGCAACGGCCATGCCTGCTGGGCCTGTTGATGCTAATACACCTGCGCCTGCGCCAAATGCACCTGCTACACCTCCGCCCAAAGCTAACGATCCTGCTGCTGCGCCGATAGCTTCTCTGCCAACATTGGGCTTAGCAACACGATCTAAACTTCTTAGCTTTCCTTCTAAACCTTTTATTTCGTTGCCTAGACGTTTATATGCGTTGCTATTAATATCAACATTATCACGTAAATTTTTCAATGCCGCAACATGTGTTCGCAACCCATTAGTAGTATTGCCCGCTTCGCGGGCCATCCGGTTAATATCAATATTAGCTTGGCCAAGTGATTGCTTTGTAATATTGCTTTGCTGGCTTAATGATTGCAGTTGCCGTTTTAATTGATCTAACCCACTGCCATCTAGCTTCGTAGTAAATGTAATTGCAGTGTTTAATGTCATTTATTCATCGCTCCTAATGCAGCAGCTTCCATGACCTGCAAGCCCTCAAACATCTCGCGCTGGTCACTGACGCCGTACATTTCAAACGTCCATCTGATTGCATTATAGTCTAAGCCAGTAGCACCGTTCATCCCAATCCGCCATTGGGTTTGCACACGTAAAAACATTATGACAATATCCCAGTTTTCTTCCCATACTTCAAAATCAGTAGCTTGCTTCGGCAGGTCTGGCAATTCAATGCCTAAACCTGCCGCATCTTTAGCTGTTTCATCTATAACGCCGCCACCTGCCCAATGCTCAGCAGCGGCCTCTAGTTTTTTCTTTTTGCCCCAGTCAAGCTAGCAAAAAACGCTTGCACGATAGCACCAGCAACCAATGGCACATCAAGTAATTTACCTAATGCTTCATTGCTATAAGGCACATCAACACCTTTAGAATCAGTAACACCTTTCCAACCTGTAATTACTTCACGTGCAAATTCAGCATCCTTGATGGTGTCTGTATTGCTGCGTTCAATTACTTGTTCAATTCGTGATTGTGGTAGCCGCTTAAATTCAGCATCAAAAGTTTGCTTTTCAAAGCGGCCACCATCAACTGGAAATTCAACGGTAACAGGCCAACTGTAACTATCGGATTGAGCAAGAACAAAAGCCATGTGGTTTAGGTGAAAACAAGGGAAAGTTCGTCATTGCCTGCTGCTGTTGGTGTTGCAACATAAGGCAGGTTTAACATTTGAATGCCGTTCATATCGGCATAAGATGCATCAGCTAGGTCTGATTGAGCCATTGTAAGCGTCGCTATGTTACCAGCAGTGGTGCCATGCTGCAACGTAATGCTACCAGTAGTCGATCCAGTGCTTACAGTAAAGTAATTTTTAGCGGCGAGCAATATTGCCTCAATTTGCAATGTGCCGCCGGGCTTGCGGTCAGTAATAACAACTTCTTTGGTGCCGCCTACCAATTCACGGTAAATAATTTCGTTGCTAAAATTAAGTTCAATTGATTGCAATGCTCCGGAATAACTAAATGCGGAGAAGCTAGTAGTGTTGCCATTTTTAAATATTAATGGTGTCGCTTGGTTTTGGTAGGTAGGTGCAGCAAGTGCCGTATCAGTCGGCGCATTAAATATGCCAGTCATTGTAAATTGAATTGTTGGGATCGCGCCTACCGTGCCATTAAGAGCAAATGTACCGCGAGCACCGGTTACAACATGGCGGATGCCATCTTGGAAAAAGTATAAAGTAACAGAACTAAAGCTGGCGCTAATAGGCGCATAAGTAGCGCTTGTGCTTGCCGCTATAGTTTCGGATAGCCCGCAAGCTTTTAACACGGGACCATAAGCTGGTGCAGTGCCAGCAGTGCCAGAACCTGCAAGCTCAACTTCGAAAGTTACCTGCACGCGGGTATTTGCTAGTAACTGATCGTAATTGCCAAGATATGGTCGGATTAATTCACGCTGCACGATATCAGACTGCAACGGCACAATTTCTAAATTACGCACCAATATGGCATTAGACGCGCCAGTTGGGGTTGGGTCAGTGCCGTAAGTAACTTCAGCCTTGGCTAGAAGCAGCCTTTTGCGAGTCAGTAATGGCATCGGTCAGTTCCTCAGGTGCAGTGTTGGCAGTAGCCGGTGCCGTGCGCTCAATGAGCTTACGTTTACCGGTTTTAGGATCTAGCAGGTAAGACCCGCCTTGACCCCAATATTCATCAACAATTGTAGCCATGGTTAGCTTGCAAGGTTACTAACCGATGTGCGGTATTGCACTCGGTAATCGCACATCACAACCCCAGCGGGTTGATCTGCTTCGACTATATCAAATGTAACTGCAATTGGTTGAATGTCAATTGCGTAGCCGCCAAGCGTCAAGTCAGCCATTAACTTGCTATGCATATCCTGCACTGTTGCATCTGCTGCTTGGTCTGGTATCGCACCTCGTACAATCACCGCGATACGTACAGTGAGGCTCCAATCCAATGTTGGCAGGCTGGTATTTTGTTCTGCTGTATCAGTTAATGGTTCAATTACAATTGCAGGTGATTCGCCACGTGTCAATGGTTCTACCCTGCTGCGGTAAATCCTAGTGCTAACGCCTGTGGTGCCTGTTAGCGCTGTGTGGATGGCATTAATAATTGCTTCTCTTTTTGTAGACATGATTAGGCGGATGCAACTTGCACTTGATTGCGGGTATTAGTTTTAAAGTGACTGCTCATGTTTTCTGCAATGCAATTTCAACAAATGATCCGTCATCAATAAACCTAGTCTCGCGTACTGTATAAGCAACAGATGCAACTGTAATAGCGTCGGAATACTTTAAATTACCAAAATCAGATGCACGTGCCGTCAACATGTAATCAGTGCTTAATACCATATCATTTGCAATAATTTGTGACGGCATGTCAAGAATACCTAAACCGGTAACGGCGCCAGCAGTACAACTGACGCCGAAATCGTTTAGAAAACCAAGCAGGTTTTCAGTTATCGCCATTAGCCGTATTTAGCAGAAGCTAACCCGATAACAGCAACTGCACCAGCACCAGTACCACCTGCAACAGTGGCGGTTGCCTTAACAAATCGCTTTAGGCTGGTTACATTAACAGTGATCTTTTGCAGCGACGCAGTGTTAGCGGCAGTGGTGGTAAATGCACCGCCGGTCACATCAGTGTAGGCGCCGCCAGATGTATCTGATTCGGTTAGCTTTACCGCGTAGGTAATGCCAGCGCCACCAGCTTCAGCATCAAGCAGTACAGCCATATCGCCTTCATAGCCCAGCAAGTCAATTGCAGAACCAGTGGCAGTAGCAGTTACTACGTCATTACGCAGGAGGCCCAAGATCGTAGTCTTGGTGCCAAGGTTGTGAATAGTCATGGTTTAGCTTTCCGTTTAGGGGTGGATGGAATAGAGCAAATGGGCTGGATAGGGTCAGATGAAATGGCTTTGCCAATGCCAATCAGGAGTTTGGCGTCGGCCAGGGATGCCTCAACGACATCCCCAACACGAACAACTTGGCCTGCCAACATTGTTTGCCGTAAGACCTTAATAAACATAATCAGAGGGTGTTGTTGCCACGGCTGAATGATTCAGGGTGACGCACCGCAATATCACAGTCTTGCATCGCTACAACACGCACAGTCCCAGAAGTGCTGTGTGTGTAAGGATCAACCATCAGATCCAAGCCAGAGAAGTAGCCAATGATCAGGTCAGCAAAATTACCAAACCACAAATCATTAGATGCAACTTGGTTAGACAAGATGCCGCGATAGCCATTAACTAAATCGCCTTCCATCACAAACAAACCTGAACCGGCGTCTTTGGCCTTAGTCTTCAGCCCGCCGCGCATTGCAGCATTCATCAAATACACAGGGCTACCAGTCAAGGCGTTAGCGCTTGCTACATCGCTTTCTAGTGCTACCACCTCAGCGAATGAAGGGATGTCAGCAGCAAAATCTTCAGTGCCAACGCCGGTTGTTAGCTTGAGACCTAGTGGCTCGCTGCTATTGCCTGTGCCATAAAGGCCAGCAACGTCAATCTTGAGTGCCAATACACGGGCAAGATCATTACGTACCATGTTCTCCACATCAATGCTGGATTGCAGCATCAAGCGGCGGCTGTAATCAGTAAATGCTGCAACCGTGCGTGGGGTCAGACTGACTTGATCAACTGTTTGCTGGCTTTCGGTAGGTGCGCCAGACTCAGCTACCCAATAAGCAGTAGCAGCGCCAGATTGACGGGGGATCGCAACATTACCAACCAAACCGGTCAGCACAGTGGCGCCTGCTTGGTCCAATGCAGATGCATTACGCAGCAAGTCAATAAAGCTACCAGCATCCAAATCAGTAGCAACTAGGTTGCCACCAGCAGATGCAGTACCTACAGACAAATCACGGCGCAGTACATCCTGAGGGATTGTGATCCCACGTGATTGACGGCCAAGTTTGGCAGCCGCCGCATCAGATGCTTCAATCTCAAACGCTGCTGATTCACGGGCTGCGCGATCAGTTGGATTTGCTAGATAATTGATGGCACGCAAAAATGAAAAGCTACGGCTTTCCTTTTCGCTCATGCCGATGTCGGCAACGCTCATAGTCACAGGCTCCTGATAGGTGTTCATTTTATCTAGAACAGCCGCACGTGCCTCGTCGATTGAACGACCAGATTCGATTAGCTGCTGGCCTAGGTCAGCCATGCCATGCTTGGTGCATAAAGAATTGATGCCGGAGATGCGTGAGCGTTCAGCCTCAACGGCTTCGGCCCGCACCACGGCCAGATCTGGGGTGGGGGTTTCCATGTTTGGAATGGGTTCTGGGGTAGGTGCTGCCGAAGCAGCGGTGATAGTAGGTAGCAGTGATCTGCCAATACCTACGGTTTTGTCAGCCGGTATTGAAACCATTGAGATTTCATACGGTGACCAAGCAGTAGCAACAAAGTTGCCACCACCTCGCTCTTCCATCTTATCAATGGAATAGCCAAAGGAAACATTCCGTAGAATGCCATCCTTTACGTCAGCCAATACTTCTTGCGCAAATTCATTCTTACTAAATCTAACCCGTGCATAGCCGCGCCTTGCTTTATCATCAATACGTGCCATTTCTACAACACCAATAACCCTATCAACATCGTGATTAAACAGCAGCGGTGCGCCATCATTTAAACGGCTTAGGTCGGCTGCTTTTATCTCGTGGCTCAATACCTCATTCCCAAAATATCTAGCAACTGGATTTTCAGAACTAAATGGAAACTCATAGGTGCGATCATCCATTTCGGCAAATGCCGTCATCTCTGCCCGTTGAAATTTGCGGCCCTCAAGTGCCCGTAATGCCGCAATCTTGGTAAGTGTAGAAAACTTATGCCCTACCAATCTTTCAGTTGCTTCCCAACCATCTTCGCCTTCAGAGTAAATCCTAATTAATGCTGCTGGATCTTCAGGTGTTGCCTTAATTGTAAATTCACTGTCTGGCACATTAATGCTGCCTTCGCGTTCTATACTTTCAATTTTGCCCTTTGCGGTGCCGCCACTTGAATCCCATTGCACAAAATCACCATTTTGCAACCCATCTGGTTCAGCGCGATTAATTTCCATGAGCGTTCTATCTTGCATTTCTTTTATTCTAATACCTTTTGCATCAGACCATTTTTTGCCTGGGTCTCCGCCCCATGCCGCCCATGCTACCCGGCCCGGCGATGGATAGCCTTCAGTGCCAGGCTTAAATCCTTGGCCCTGCTTATCAACCTCATGCCTGGCAAACCATGCTGCCATCGTTATCACCGTGGCAGGGCTTAGCTCATCACCGCTTAATATCTGACTTGCTCTATTAGCTGCTACCTCAGTGCCGCCTGCATTGCCATCAGCTTTCCATGCTCGATAGCGCTCGGCTTCGTTCCTCATGCCATCGGTGGGCATCAGATCAATCTCTTCACCATTAATAGTTGCCATTTGTTTCAACATCCTCCTCTTCTACTGCTGGTAGTTCAGTTTCTTCAAATGGTTGCATTGTTGACTGCGCATTACCAACTCCATTTACTTCGCTTGGGTCAGTATCAGTAACAATATCCATTTCATCCAGCATCGCCAGCTCCGCTTGGCGGCCTATCAATACCTCATCTAAATCACCGCCTTGTTCTGCTACAACCTGACGCAATGTCTTAAAGCCACAACGCACTGCGGTTTTATACGCATCAACTTCTTTTTGTGGGTCAACCCATTCCCAGCAACGGGCCACCCACTTACTAGCGCGGTAACGATCTGGATTAATTTCATAGCCGGGCAATCTCAACTCGCCACTAAGCACGGCCATCTCAAGCCAGTTCTCAAATACTTGCTGATGAAAATTTTCTATAAAATACCGCTGGAGCACTCGGTAGGTATCACGCTCCTCAAGCAGGCTAAGCCTACTGCTGCTGTAATTGCTTTCACTAAAATTCTTGCTGACGCTCTCGAAACTTACGCCAATACCAGCCGCTACAGCACGCAACATGCTGCGCGTAAATGGTTCAAGCTGGCCATCAGGTGAGTTAAGGTCTGGCACTGTTACTGATTCACCCGGCGCTAAATACTTAAATACGCCTGGCGTAAACTCACTAACACGTTGATTATCGTAAATTTCATCACCTATTAGCTCGCCTTCAGGTGATTGGATGAAACCCATTAATGCGCTGCTAGCTCTAGCTCGTACAACCTCAGCTTCTTCATATCCTTGCAACATATGCAAACGCATTAATGCCGATGCAAACCATGTAACGCCTCGCGTCTGGCCTGGCCTTTCTGGTAAAAACAAATGTATTACTTCATTTGCTGGCACTCGCAAACGCTTTGCATTAGTTCGTGGGTTGCCTGCATACACATCACCAGGATGGTTAGCATAAAAATGATAAGCCTGTGGCCTTAAATAACTATCAATCTCAATGCCCATTCGGACTGTATTACCAGTTGCCGCCTGTGGTATATCATCATCAATCAAGTAATCAGCTTCTAATACCTGCAATGCAAATGGCACTCGGCTATCGCCAAATGGCTTGCGTATCATCCGCACAAATACTTCGCCGCTTTCAGCTAAGCTCCGCGCTAACAACCGTTCAATATCATGAAAACCTAAAATGCCACTTACATCGCAACGGTTTTTGTTAGTCCATTTTTCCCATGCTTCGTGGATTTGCCCATTAATGGTCTCATCTAATTTACCGCCACGTTGCATCCTTACCTGCCCTTGATGCTTAATGCCATGCCCAATAACATTATTCTGTATCACCCGCAAAGCTTGCCGTGCATAATCATTATCACGACACAATTGACGCGCACGATTGCGTAATGCCTTAAAGCTAGACTTAATCTCACTATCAGCGCTGGTAGCACTTGTTATCCAGTCAGCCGTCAACCGGTTTATAGTTGCGCCTTGATACGCACGTTGCCGCCCTTTAATCGGCGCAAATCCCATTGCTCTAAATAGTCGCGTACGTAAACCCATCAGAACCTCACGAATAAATTATGGGGATTGCCAAGACCATTGGCAATTAATTCTGCCGCTTGCTCCCGTTTAACCTCAGCCTTTAGCTTACTTTCAAGTTGAATCAAATCAACCAAATCATATTTCTTTAAATTACGTGTGCCAATCCGGTACTCCTGCACCACACCGCCAGATACAATCGCCCTGATCGCAGCCTTTACTGCGTCTAGATCAATTTCCGCTTGGCTGCGTCCATCAAATGCACCAGGTGTGCTGCTATAGCTCAGCGCTGCCTGCACTTGCAGTTGCCCAGCGCCTAATGTCAGCTTCTCGGTGCTATAAGTTGCAATTGCCTGCCAGTACCATTCGCCTGCATCAAAACCTGCGCTAGTGCCAGCAGCAATCGTAAACTCCCACCCTGTACCAAACGCTGACCCAACAACTGTTGCCGCCTCAGCCGCTACATTTGCACGCAAATAATATGTCAACGTCCATGTGGCGCTAGTAATCGCATTGCCAAAGCCATCCGCCGCCGCGTCATCACGCCACTTTATTGTGTCTCCTGCCCTAACCTGTGCTGGAATTTTCACCAGTTACTAACAAAGGGTTTGCTTGATTTTAGCACCGCCTTTGGTTTTGGCTTGCTTTCTAGCCGCCGCTCTAGTTGATCCCATATCGTCCGCCTGTCATATCGCTGATATAACCAGTTTAAACCGGCATACGCATATACCAAGCAATCCAACGCTTCATTACGCGCACCAGGCTTCTTTACCCATTCACGTACTGGAAACCCTTTTACATATTTCAATGCCTGCTTTTCTGCTGTCAATTGCTCAAAATATTCCGCTGGTGTACCCATATGGAAATGCAAAGCATCGTTATGTTTTAATCGCGCAAATAATGTAGTTTTTATTGTATCACCGCCAACTGGATATACCAATGCGCCACGTTTTAATTGTTGCCCCTTGCTATTGATGTCTACCTTACTAGCTTTACCAATTGGCGGTTTACCGCGTTGGCTTTGCCCTTTGATCGCTATTACATTTTGCCTGCCGCGTTCTCTTGCGTATTGATAAACCTCAGCCGTTGCATGGCCGCCACTATCAACACAAACTGCATCTGGCCGGAACCCACCGCCATTAGCATGTGGCCATTCACGCAACAACAACTCATCTAGTTGTTTCCATACATCAGCACGGCACGGATCACCAAATATCTCTTGGTGATGCACCAACCAACCCTCCTCCTCACGGCCCCATGCCCATACGCTAATAGCTAAACGCTCGCCAATACTGCCGCCGCCACCTTGCACGTCAACACCTACAGTTAATGCCCATGCACCTGCTGGTATAATACCAGGTTCATAATGTTCACACTTATCTATTAACCCAGCAGCATCTACCTTGCTTGCATAATCTTCTTCCCATGTTTCAGCCAATCTAGTATTAACAAAGCTCTTAAGCATTGGTGCATCAGCTTTTGCGCGTAAAAAGTCATCAACCATATCAGCCCAACTAAGCCAACCTAATGGTGAGTACAAGCCCGATAACTGAAACCCAGCCGTCTTACCATCACATGGCGCTGTAGCACGCCATTCACCTTCGCGTAACATCATCGGTTTATGTATATCACTAAATCTTTCGCCGCAATGCTCACATTCGTATTGCGCAGTATTAGGATCATTATTTTCCCATTTAAGTTGTGCCCACTTCAGCCATTCCTTAACACCACACTTAGGACACGGCACATAAAAACGTCGCTGATCACTACGTAAATATTCAGCTTCAATACGACTAAAATCTTTTACCGTTGGTGTGCTAGTTAATAAAATCTTACGCCTAGCAAATGTAGTAGCACGCTTTTCCGCCAAACTGACAGGATCGCCCTCGCCATCTACATCAGCAGGGAACGCATCAACCTCATCCATAAAAATATAACGGCATGGGGTAGACCGTAAACCAGTTGCGCTATTAGCGCCAGTAAGCAGCATCATCCCACCTGGAAATTCCTTCGCCAGCATCGTATTACCGCTATCCCTACTTCTTGATGGTGCGATCTTATCGTTTAAACAAGGCGTCTCACTTATCAGCGACTCTAGCCTTTGCTTTGATAGCCGCTTTGCCATCTCAACCGTAGGCTGCACCAGCAGCATCGGACCCGGCGCATGTGCAATGACATAACCCAACCAGTTGCTGCCGCTTTCAGTCTTACCAGTCTGTGCAGCAAACATCATCACCACACGTTGAATGCCGCTATTAGTACTCAAGCAATCCATCGGCTCCTTCAAATATGGCGTCCTGCTAGTCCTCCACGGCCCCGGCTCCGCACTTGCCTTACTGCTAAGCCTTCTATGCGCATCAGCCCATTCACTTACCGTTAACACTGGGTCGGGCCGCAACCCATTCATAAATGCTGTCTTATAGATCGTCATCACTTAGCTCCATTAATGCTGCACGGTGTTCATCACTCAACAATTTATGAATCACAGTTGGATCAGTCTCACCAGCTAACTGGTGGCTAAGCCTATCAGCCAAATTAGCTAATGCCTCGCGGATTGTACGGCCCAACTGAAATGCCTGCTTCTTGATGTCCTCTGCTGGCAGCAACTCCTTACGTTGCTGTGAAACCTGTAGTTTTGCTAATTCTGCTTGGTAATGCTCGCGGCGCTCCCTGCTTATGTTAAGCTCAGGGATTTGATCGTCGCTAAGCTTTACTTCGTCTGGTGCGCTTACCTTTGCGCTATATGTTCTTAGTGTATTACGATTCCATAATTCTAGCGCCATGTCTCTATCAACATAACGTTTGCCATTTTCCTCTACAACTGCTGCCGCAATACGTGATTTACATGCGTGGGTAACTGCCGCTTTTGAGCATCCCTTAATTGCCGCTAATTCAGAAAACGTTATCAGCAATGGCCGTTAAGCGTGGTTAACTCAGCTTAACAGATGGAGCCCGTATGTGAATATAACATTATTGTGATATAACTTTACCTACTTTGGGGGCTGACGCTAGCTGAAAAGCGGGGTCGCCAAATAAC